AACTTAGATGCCTATATGGGTGACGATTGGGAAAGAGATTTTCTAATGTTAAATGTGGGTGAAGAATTACTTGTTAGTGGTCCTTGTGGCACTGAAGAAGTAAAATATGAAAGGTTGTCGTAATGAATGAATGGATTAAAAATTCAGTGATGACTTTCATTATATTAATTATTTTTGTATTAATTTGGGAAGTAATATTAGGAGCATGATATGGTTTGGACAAATATATTTTTATTATTTAATTTAACAGTTTTAGTATTAATCGCATTAATGGTTTATGCCATTGGAGAAAAAATAAGTGAGTATGACAAAGAAAAAAAGTAAAAAGTTTAAAGAAGAAGTACCTGAAATACCTTTTCTCTATGATTATTATCTAATCTATTGGGAAGATATTCAGAGTGACAGCTCTTGGAAAGATATGAAAGATATTCAATCCATGAAACCTGCAATCTGTGTGTCAACAGGTTGGTTAGTAAAGAATGATCGAAAAGTTCATATTCTGATGAGTGACTATACTTACACAGAAAAAGGTGAACTAGGTGAAGGTGGTAATGTGACAGTGATACCTACTAAAAATGTTATACAAAAATTTAAGATAGAGGGACTTTGAACAATAACAATTTTTATATAGGAACATTTCTTGCCATTCTTATTATCTCCATTCTATACCACGGTTATGGTAGGGCAGATGTCTATTATCCAAAAGACACAGACTTAGATTGTCTGGCACAAAACATTTATTTTGAATCAAGGTCAGAATCACAGGCAGATCAAATCGCAGTTGGTCAAGTAGTTTTAAATCGTGTCAAAAGTCCAAAATATCCAAATACGGTTTGTGATGTTGTAAGACAAGGACCAACATATAACTGGACAGAGAACTTTCCTGTCAAACACAAATGTCAGTTCAGTTGGTATTGTGATGGTAAATCAGATAACATAAGAGATATTAGTGCCTGGAGATTGGCAAAATCTATTGCAGGTGTTCTTTTATCAATGCCTGATATGGTTCCAAATGTTGTGGAAGATGCAACACATTATCACGCTCATTATGTAAAACCTCATTGGGCATCCAAATTAGAAAAAGTAACAAGAATTGATGGCCATATATTTTATCGAATAAATGAATAACCCAATAGGCAAATATCTAGTTCACTCCTATATCTATTATCAATTAGACAATTCTGTAATCAGTGATGGTGAATACGATAAACTAGCAAAATACATATTAGAACATTGGGATGACCTTGAGCATCCACATAAACATCTAATTTCCAAAGATGCCCTACAAGCAGGTACCATGTTATTAAAAGATGATGAATATCCAACAATAGTTAAAGATACTGCCAGAATGGTAAAAAACAATAAAATAAAGATTGACAATAAACAACAAATATGATATAATACAAACACAATGAACGTATTTTACCTAGATAAGAATCCTAAAACTTGTGCTGAAATGCACTGTGACAAACATGTGGTCAAAATGATTGTTGAGTATGCTCAAATACTTTCCACTGCCCATAGAATGCTTGATGGTACTAAATATATAGGTACTTCCAAGAACGGAAGAAAGATAACCAGATATAAACTATCAGATAACCTAGAAAACATTGTTTACAAAGCATGTCATTTTAATCACCCTTCGACTGTTTGGGCTCGTACTTCTTCTCAGCATTATGACTGGTTGTATGAATTGTGGCGTGAACTATCAGCAGAGTATCGACATCGATATGGAAACCAAAAAGGCAAAGATCACTCCAGCTGGACGTTGCTTGGTGACATACTAAAAACAACTCCCAAGAATTTAGAAGACAAAGGTTTTACAGAACCACCACAAGCAATGTCACATTATCCAGAATGTAAAGTTGATGGTGATTCTATTCAAGCATACAAGAACTACTATATAATCGCAAAGAAAGAATTTGCAAAATGGACAAATCGACAGATTCCAGAATGGTACACACATGGTATTACAACAGAAACTATTTGAAATCGTAACAAACTATAATTATACCGAAGATGGTTTTGACTTAGATTCTCACTTCATTGATAACTTAGGATTTGATAGTTTAATGGTAGTAGAATTTATCATGGAAATGGAAGATAAATTTGATATAGAGATTAATGATGATGAAGTGGCAAGTATTGCCTATGTGAAAGATGCATTAACTTTATTGGAGAAAAAATTAAATGCCAACGTATAGATTTAAAGACCACAATACAGGTAAAGTGTGGGAAGAATTAATGATGATTGCAGAAATGGAAAAGTTTAAAAAACAAGAACATATTGAACTCTTACCACCAACACAAATGAATATTGTTTCAAGTGTTGGTACACTTGATAGTAAAACAGATTCTGGTTGGAAAGAAACACTGTCTAAAATCAGTGAAAAACATCCAGATTCACCATTGGCACAACGTTATGGACCTAAAGAATCCAATGCAAGAATAAAAGCAAGAGATGTTTTAAAGAAACACAGAAAGAGGGCACTATAAATAATTAAGTATCTGCCCGAAGAATATCGAAGAGCAAAAGTAGGGTAAACTTTGCCTGAAAGTCAGCTGTTATCGATACAGGACTAGATAAAGGCCCAACTTCTTAGTTGGGCCGCACAAAGGATAAAGATGGCAAAAAAGAAACTTGGAATCTCAGACAAAGACCTAGTCAATATCAAACCAATCACTGAAAATCAAAAACGTGCCGCTCAGGCATGGAAAGACGGCAAACATTTATTTCTCTATGGAGTTGCAGGTACGGGTAAAACATTTTTATCTTTACATATGGCACTGAAAGAGGTACTCAATGACAAGACAGATCAACAACGTGTCTATCTTGTAAGAAGTTTATTACCTACCAGAGATATTGGTTTTCTTCCAGGCGATGAAGAAGACAAAGCATTTTTATATCAAATGCCATATCAAAACATGGTACGATTTATGTTTTCAGCACCAACTGAAAATGCATTTGAAAGATTATATGTTGACTTACGTAATCAAGGTACCATTGAATTTTTATCTACTTCTTTTCTCAGAGGTATTACCATAGATAATGGTATTATTATTGTAGATGAATGTCAGAATCTTAACTTCCATGAATTAGATACAATCATTACAAGAGTTGGACAGAACAGTCGAATTATCTTTTGTGGTGATTTTCAACAGACTGATTTAAATAAGACTGCTGAGAAAAATGGTATCTATGACTTTCAAAGGATTCTGTTTGAAATGGGTGAATTTGAGAATATCGAATTTGACTTAGGAGACATCGTAAGAAGTGGTTTCTTACGTAATTATCTAGTAAACAAAATAAAGTTAGGATTGCACTATGACCAGACTTAAAGACCTAAAACAACTACACAAATACTATAAAAAGAAAGTAGAAGAAATGGAACGTGATAGAGATATCGATCGTTCATCAGACATGTGGAGAATTTTAAGAGACCACAAGAAACTTAAACTTTATTATAAAACGGAGATAGCAAATGCAAAACAATTGGATTAAATGTTTAGAAACAATACTACACCACGAGGGAGGTTACGTCAATCATCCGAAAGACCCTGGAGGAGAAACAAATCTAGGCGTCACCAAGAGAGTTTACGAAGACTTCGGTGGCACAAAAGATATGAAAGATTTGACGAGAGAAGATGTTGAACCAATCTATAAAAAGAACTATTGGGATAGAGTAAAGGGTGATGATTTACCTTCTGGTTTAGACTTGGCAGTCTTTGATTTTGGTGTCAATGCAGGTACAGGTCGAGCTGCAAAATATCTACAAACAATGATTGGTACTGTTGCCGATGGTGGTATTGGACCTAATACTCTTGCAAAATTAAGTGAGTATGTAAAAGAACATGGATTAAAAGAAACCATTGAAAACTATTCTAAAGCAAGACAAGAATATTATGAATCATTATCAACGTTTGATACTTTTGGTAAAGGTTGGACTAGACGAGTTAATGAAACTAACGAATTAGCATTGGAGATGATTAACTATTGACATTTTAGTTAAAGTGTGATATAATTATATTATGTTTAATCATTTAGAACCAGTACAATTACCAGAATTAAAAGCGAGAAACGTAGATGGCAAAAGATTCTATGAAACCGAAAACGGAGATGCATATCCCTCAATCACCACAGTCTTATCACAAAGAGATAAGAAAGGACTTATGGAGTGGCGTAAACGAGTTGGCGAAGAAGTCGCTAATCATATTGGCAGAAAGGCTGCTAATCGTGGAACTGCTGTTCATAATATGGTTGAGGATTATCTCAACAACGTAAACGAAGAAACCTTAACTGAAAAACACAAGAAGAACTTCCTACCTTGGTGTATGTTTAACGAATTTAAACCTATCCTTAACAACATAAATAATATACACACACAGGAAGCTCAATTGTTTTCTGAGAAATATACAGTTGCAGGTCGAGTTGACTGTATTGCAGAATATGAAGGTGAACTATCTGTTATTGATTTTAAAACAGCTTCAGGTGAGAAAAAAGAAGATTGGATTATCAACTACTTCATACAAGGTACTGCTTATGCAGAGATGTATGAAGAAAGAACAGGAATTCCGATCAATAACATTGTGATTCTTATCGTAACTGAAGATGGTGGAACACAAGTATTTAAAAAAGACAAAAAACAATACTTGACACCTCTAAAAGAATCCATAGAGGAGTTTTATAAATCAATCGAAAATGAAAAAAATAATTAGTATTATATTATGTTCATTTTTAATAACTTTCAACACACATGCAGTTAAATACAATCAACTTTTTAGTGATACTTTTACAGAGGTTGAACATACTGTATTATTCTGTGGAGAACCAGAAAAAGTTGCCTACTATCTCGGGTACAAATATCAATTACTACCTGTTTCCATTGGTCTTGGTCGTGATGAATACAATAACAAAAACCGTACCGTATTCTTTGCAGCCAGTTCGGATCTAAAGAAATTGGCATTGATGATGGTATATGATGGCAAATTATGTGTCCAATCGATTAGTGTTGGGCATGAACTATATAATAGGAGTGAATAATGCACAAATACACACACCGCTTTTATGAATTACTAGAAGAAATAAAAGCATTACACGATAAGAAACGACATGATTATGCTCAAGAAGCAGATCCATTTGCAAACTTTAGACTATCAGAACTAGGTGGTATTGATGCCTGGAAAGGTATTGCTGTACGACTTGGTGATAAGTATAGTCGATTAATGTCTTTTATACAAAAAGGTGAATTGAAATATAATGATGAATCAATCAAAGATACATTAATGGATAATGCGGTGTACTCTTTAATTGCACTTATATTATATGAAGAATCACAAGAGAATAAAGACCAAATGACTTTTACATTTCATGGACACGATGAACCAACAGCTTCAGTTGCATCAATGACTGGTTATACAATGGGTGGTGAACAAGGGTGACACCAAAAGATTTTGCAATTCTGATTGATCAGAAA